ATCTCTAGTAAACTTATATGTCCGTGGTTTCCAACCTAACGAATAGAGCCAGTCTTTGACCTGATCGTTAGAGTTAGGGTTCCCACGCTCTTCGCCTGTCTTAACGACAAACTGCATGGTTGTCTCAGGTTGCTTGTACTCCTTACATAGTTCTACCCATCGTTGACCATGAGAGGATAACTCACCGTCTTTCTTGTGCATAACCTTTGGTCGTGTTGCTACACGAGTGAGGGTACGCTTAGGCATAGCATCAGCCAGTTGCTCAACTTTCTCTACCTTTAGTGACATGATCTCATCGTAGGCTGCTTGAGCTTTGTCTACGTCTAATTTCCACCGCAGGGTCTCTTGCTCTTTAGCGCAGTCTAGCTTGAATGTAAGGTAGTCTATTAGTCGATCTTTATCTGCCTCTGCATCTTTGTACAGTTTGTCCAGCTTCATGCTTAAGTCACGCCAGAGACGATTGTTGATCTTAACGTCCTCATCGCACCTGTGAGCGTACTCTTGTGGTGTCAGGGTGTTCCAGTCCTTGATAACTGGTTTGGGTACTCCATAGTCCTCTCCGTAGCCCTCAAGCCCATGCTTCATACGATCATGGTGTAGATACCAAGATAACGCTAGAGTGTCGATCAAACGAGCCTTTACCTTGATGCCTAACACCTTTTCTATCGCTGGGATGTCAAAGCGTATGATGTTGTGGCCTATCAGAGTTTCACTGTTGAGTAATACATAGCGCATCTCATCGTAGTCATGGGTATGCTTAACTTCACCCATGTCATTAGACCAAGACATGACATGAATCTTGGTCAACTCATCTAATAGACCGTCTGTTTCAATGTCGAATACTGTTGTCATATTTTACATTACCTCTGTAAGTGTGAAGGTGTCAGTGTTAAACCGCATCATCCCTGCGTTACCTTCTTCTGAACAGGGTCGGTTCTTCTCAATAGACAGGTACGTTGTGTTGCGCTCCTGTATATCGTCAGCCTCTTTGTCTCGCTTAAGATCAATGATAACTGACGCACGTTGTCCGATCATACGACAGTATTTCATCTGACCATCGTCGTTAGTGTGGGCGATAGTTACGATACCCACGTTCAACTCAGCAGACAACTTCGACAGTCGCACCGATAGATCAGCCAGCATTTGCTCTTTGCTCTCGTCAGATGAACCCACAAGCACATCTTGGATAGGCTCAAAGAATACAAACTTAACACCACAGGCTACAGCGAAGTAACGTATCTGGTCGATCAGATCGTCAGCACCTTGACCATCACTAAGGTAAAACTGATAGAAGTTCTCGTCCTTCGTCAGCCTACCGATAGCATCAATCACCTGATCCTCTGCGCCCTTCTCATCAATCAAATCCCTGCGTGTAAGATTGTCATTACATTCGTATGACACAAGACCTAACAGTGATCGTAGCTTTGTTTCCTCCAAGTGCCATGCAGCAATAGGAACCTCACGTTGTAACATATTGTACTCAAGGAACCGCATGATCTCCGTCTTGCCGATACCCGTGGGTGCTTTGATTACCGTGAAGTGACCTTGCATGAGACCCATGATCTTATCGTCTAACGCTTGGATACCTGTTGGTACATACTGGAACTCAGGCGTATCCTTGTACAACGACAAGAAGTCCTGTGTGCTGTTCATTACATTCTCAGGTGTGAACTTACGGGCGTTCCACCATGCACTCTTGAAGTCAGCCGCTTTACCTGCCTGTAGGAACTCATTGGCATCTTTGTATGGTCGATGGTCAACACGGTAGACCTTGTTAGGGAACAGCTTTGCTACACGGTCAGCAAGAGCATTACCAGCGTCATCATTGTCAACCGACAGTATGATCTTCTCGAAACTATTAAGCCAATCCGCACAGTTCTCCCAGAGCTTCTTAGAGGGTGTAGCAGAGGGTAACGACACAACTGGGTTGGTGTACCCACTCTTGAGTATTTGTGCCACTGAAAGAGCATCTAGTTCACCTTCAGTGATAGTTACCATCTTGGAACTACCTGCGGTAAAGAAGTTCATACCGAAGAGTTCATCACCCTTGAACCCTGCTTTAGCATAGAACCCTTTCTCGCCTAGCTTACGGACTTTAATTCCGCCGCTGGGGTACACATACTCCTGACGATCTTCGTAGGTTAGGACACCGAAGTCCTCCATTGTCTTGCTGTTGATGCCACGCATGTTAGCGTATTTTCCATCGGACGTATCTTCTGGTGTAAACGACACAACAGCTTTTGGTGTAAACGACAAATTATCCCCTCCTTTTGTTGGGTACTTTTCTTTAGCCCACCCGAATGTTTTTCCACTGGACGGGTAGCCTTGGTTGCAAGCGTGGCACTTGCCGAAACCCTCAGTGTTATAACTGAAGGCATCGGAGGAGCCACACGTTTCATATGGACAGGGTTGGTGTGCATGTTCACTCATACATCAAGACCTGCGATGACCAGCCAGTTATTGCGATAAGCAAACATATTGCCAATCAGCAGCTTTGGATTACGTTTAAACCTACCAGAGATTTTCCAAAAGTCAGTCTTACTGGTCGGTGTAATGTTTTCGTAAACCTCTCTGTTGAGATACTTCAACTTATGCACCTTACCCGCAAGATCAAACTTAAGACGTGGTATATACTTGAAGGTGTTACTACCGACCCGCTTCTTGACAAACTTTCTGGCCTCATTCTTCTGGAGATAGAAGTTAGGCTTAACTTCTGGCTGAACTACAGCAAGTGAAAGGCGTTTTGCGTTTGCCTCTGAGATACTCTCAACGACAGGTATTTGGTCGATCAGACTTGCCCTGTCGTTAAGTATCCTCTGTACCTCAAACCTAGCGTTTATGCCTGAGTGTACATTAACACCACGTTCACCGCCTATCTGCCAACTCTCGTGCCTACTGTCCCTGTAGTTACGTTCAAGTTTAATGCGAGACACAGAGAAATCGGGTGGTGCATTTTCCACTGCGAGGGGGTAGATACGAACCAACTGACGTAGCTCTGGAGACCACCCTGCACTACATACTGTCACACGTCCCTGACGATCCGTCTCAGGTGCTGTCTTGCCTAACATTACAAAGTCTTCCAAAATCATTTGTTTGCCTCCTTTGTTTTCTTCATCAAGATGTCACCGTGACACCCATCTGGACAGCACCAACACACAAGTAATTTACCAGATAGCTCACCAGACTTAAGGCGGTGTAGCAGTCCATCTTTCATCTCAAGGTACTTGCTGTACTTCTCAATGACAGTCTCACGATCACCGTCTTCACCGATAACGAAAGGGTTTCCCCAGTCAGTACCACGGGTGATCTTTTCGTCACAACCCTCAGCCTCAGCCCAGTATAGAAGTGCGCTGTCGATAGGTTCTCCGTCGTCGCCCTTGCTCAAGTTTGCTAGAGCTACACCGCCTTTTTCAATCTTACGACGACGATCCAGTTGATCTTGTGTCCAACCTTGCGACAAGAAGGATTTAACTTCCTTCACACGTTGACGAAGACGCATGACTGAATGACCTTCTGTCTCACATTCGTCCAGAAGTTTATCCTGTTCTTCGATAGGCAAAGACGTTAGTTCTGCGTGGTGTCCATAAGACAAAAGGTTCCGACGTCGGAACTTTTCAAAGGCTTCTGCAACAACACCAGAAATCTTGCAAGTTTGTTCTTTTGGCCCATCCCAGCCATCACTGTTAACAAGTTCTTTACGATCACCGTACTTGTGACCCTTGTTCCACCAATCACCAAGGTTCCACTTATAATCAGAGTAGTTTCGATTCAACGACAACCCTTCCTCTACCCATTTATCGTAACCTGTAGAGTTAATTCTGTCGTCATCCAACACAACAGGTTGGCGACCATCCAAGTTAATTCTATCTTCAAAGCTCATACTTAAGTTCCTCTCTTATGTTATAACTAATAGTAGAAGTAACTAAAGTTATAACTTATGTAAACCCTACACTTACTCATAGGGATATTTATCTAGTTTTGTAACATCACGAATTGTTACAGAACTGACTTCCTTAGCTTTTGCATAGCTGAGTTCTCATACCTTGAGACCCACATCTTGTTCTTACCCATAGCATTAGCTACATCCTCTTGTGTCATATCACCGAAATACCGCAGCTTAACAACCTCCAATTCTTCTGTCGTTAATTTTTCACGGGCGGTCTTTATGACGTGCTTGGCGAAGTCTCTGGTCTCATATCTTTCGACATGATCCTTACCTGATCCACCGTACTCCTCATTGTACTGACCTGATGTAGACGACAAAACAACCTTAAGCCACTTGTGACCAGCCTCAGACATCTCACCGATTTCATCGTCGTCTATGTCCCGTGTGAGCCTTCGGGTGATATTGTGCGCTGGTACTGTAACAGGTAACACATCAATGTTAAGGTAATCGTGCATACGCCTCTTAGCCTCCCTGTAGAGGTGCGCTGGATGTACTTCCCCATCGTCAGCCAATATCTCGTAACACTTTAGCACACCCTCTTGTACCATGTCATCACGGTGTGAAGGAGAGTTAAACCTGTTGGCTAACTTCTCGCACATACCTACGATCTCAGGCCCAGTTAAGCTCATACTCTACCTCCAAGTTTTCTAACTCTCGCTGTCGCTTTCGGATCAGATACACAGCTTCCTCGACTGTGACATCCTCAGACTTATCCAAAGCCCTAATGAGTTTCTTTAGCTCCTCTTTAGTCATAGCTTGTCCTTACCCTCCAGTTGATTGATACGCATCTCAGCATAACGTATGACCTTCTCAAGGTCTGTGATTTCGCACTGAGCCTTACTCATACCCTCGTAGGGCTTGTAACCTGCACGACTGGCATACTTGATGATATTCCCACGCCAGAACTCAAAGCCATTCTGCATGATGTATGTGATAGGTTCGATCTTCCACCGTGCATAATGCTTGGGTTCATTCACGATGTCTGCTGTATGTTCTGCCATTACGTTCTCCTTAAAGTTCTCTTGTTCTGCTATCAACTTTCGCCACTCACTGTTTATCATTACTCTTCCTCCAAACAGAAGCCACACCATGTGTCCTTGCTTGCATTACCACAGCTTACACACTTACGCCACTTGTTAACCTCGTCACGATCTTGTGATGCCTTACGTTCCTCTGGTGTCATAGGTCTAATCATGATTCTTTCTACCCTCTGCTATCACCTGTTCATACTTGAAGAACAGCTGCTCGAACTTCCACTGGTACACTTGCTGCATACCAAGCAGGGCGTTCATCAGTTCATCTTGTGTAGGGTCACGCTCACCATCACCGATCTGTCTAAACACTACCTGTAGGTCATCGCATACATGCCAGCAGTCCATTATCATTGGTTCTAAGTCATATAGTTTAGCCATCATCATTCTCCGTTAGTGCATCCCATGACACAGGGAACAACTCTTTCATCTTATCACTGATCTGGTCAGCTACAATGCGTGTCTCTGCCTGTGTGTCATCCTTGCAACGCAGGTTACACATCTTCGCTATGGCCCCTACCGTTCCACTCCAGAACCACTCCGTGTACATACTCTGAGGCAGTACCATACGGGCTTGCTCGGGGGCTACTCCCATGTCAAGCAGATCGTTGTAGGCTTTTAGACATGCCCAGTTAGCATCACCCCAGTCACCTACATCAACGACACCATCAGACCCTTGCTTCTTATCCGCCGACTTACCACGCCATACCTCTGGGGTATAAAACTCAATATTTTCAGTTGTGTAGCGCCTAGATATTTCATTCCAAGGCATATACTCATGTTTTTGAAGCTGACGTGCTACAAACATAGGCGCACGACATTGGAACGTAACCCATGTGTGGTTAAAGGGGCTGATGTGATTATGTTTGGCAAGGTATCGGATCAACCTAGCGTCATCTTCTTTGAGCTTGGGTGGCCCCCAAAGATCATCCTCCATCTCACTGCGCTTACCAAATGATACCCTAGCACTGTTTACGACCATAAGATCAGAGCCAGCGTGTTGAACGTAAAATGCGCTAATCATCTACCTGTACTCCAATACATTCGATTGTCTCTTGCTTATCATTAACCATTACCGAAGCATTTCTCAGTGAGGTTTCGCACATGGTTTCATTCTCATACGTTCCTAAGTGGTAATACCTTACCCCAGTCTCAGGAATAACGACAAACCATATTAGTATAAATATCGTATTCATCAGAACGGCACCTCATTATTTCCATTGCGGGGGTCATTGAAGTAACCCTTCGCCAGATACTCCAGCCGTGGATCAAGGATTTCCTCTAGCTCACGGATGATTGACTTGGGACGGATACCCATCTCTTCCAAGTGTTTCTCAAGTGTCATGTTAAACATTCTCATTTCCCTTCGGGTGCTGTGTAAAAAACGTGTGTGCCAATGCGACCATCTCGGTGGTAACTTTTGGCCCAATATGGTGATACATAAGTAGTATGATAGTGGG